TGCACCCCCTTCACAGAAAAATCAAGTATTTTTTAAAAAATATTATAGGGGGGTGCAGGATTCCTAGGCAAAAACCTAGAAAAAACCTATATCGGAGCTAAAAAAGCTAGCAAACTGCAATATATTAGGGGGGGGGTACGTCAAAATGAGTGATATCCTGTGCAAATCACTATGTATTATAGTCAGTCAAGTAACGCTATTGCACACAGGGGGGTAGGGGGTACGATATCAGCTAGGTCTTCTCAAAAAAAAGGGGGTAGGTGTAAATAAGTAAAAAAAAATATTGCATTACGCTAGCAGGTGCGTAAGATACTAGACCCCTTTTTATTCCTTAACTAGTTTCTAACAGGGTTCTAATCTTCTCTTCTATGTCAGCTTCTATCTCGTGCGTATCTCGTGCTTCTTTTGTCTCTACTACATCACTAAACAATGCCACGCTCTTACCTAGTAATTCCAGACTACGGATTCTGCTCGCACTACTGTCAGCTTCTTGTGATTCTTTATATAGTCTTTCAAGAACATAACTCCTTGTTCGGATGCTTGAGGCTACTGCATGGTTCTCCTTCCTCTCTAATGCCTTCCTAATGCTTTGGGTTATCTTAGGGTTAGTGCTTAATAGTCGGCTAGCTTCTACCTCTACCCATTTAGGAATTGTTCCGTTCTTGTTAGGCTTTACGTCATAGCTGTTAAAGTAAGCTTCTTTGTATGTGGGATATGTTCCTTTAACGATTGCATCAACGAACTTCCGTTGTTTGATTGTAAGGTCATCTTCCTTCCCAACTATTTGAAGACTAGGATTATCTTTTTTATTCATGATTGCATTATGAGCCAAATAGTCTTTTGATGTAATGCTCACAATATGCTTGCGATTATGATGTGTAATGATATTATTATATTTTCAATTAACCGATAGGAGGTTTTATAGATTAGAAACTAGATAGTGTACTGGGATGTGACAGGTCTTAACCAGTAATGAGGGTCACAAGAATTGCCCTCGAAGATAGAAGTAAAGCTTCAAAACAATATATGCGTACCACGAGAACTAACACAATCAAAGTTAGGGAGAGTGCGGAAACGATAAATTCCAGTTGTGACATCCTCCAATGTCCTAACAGGTGGCTTCTGTTAGCTGATGAGTGAGGTAATAAATTCATGTGGTCAATGCCTACGAATATAAAGCGTGTTGCATTGTTAAGACAAATCTGAGTTTGTTACCTCTAGCCAATTTTAAAAACGAAACAGACTGGAGGGTCTATATTATGGATAAAGAAAAATCGAAAACTATAAGCATAAAATTATCACCATTAGACTTATTGCACTATAGAGTTTGTGCAAGATTTAGGGACTTAGATTATGGTCTTTATGCTTTTATGATTAATGAAGTCACAAGGGTTCTGGCAGAAATGCCTGAAGATATTATTGAACAACTTGTTGAACTTGATTTTCTTGTCGTGAAAAAAGATGAGGTTGAGGAGGTTGCACAATGAGAAATATTTCAATAGCAATCGCTAAAGCTTTTAATGATAGAAGAACGAAGTCTTTGGGTAACTCACATACAGACGGAGAAGGATTATATTTACATGGTCACAAAATCGCATTTTGGGATGAAGACCACAACGGAGAAATATTATCCTTCAGCATGTGCGGGTGGGGAACTGTAACAACGAGAGAGAGATTGAATTCTCTCTTTCATGTTCTTGGTTTTGATATCTCTATCAAACAAAAGAACCACGAACAGGTTCTAATGTTCAAAGATAAGAATATTCCAATAGGAGATTTTCAACAGGTTAATTTTCATACTGATTTAAATGTAATTACTTTTGGAAGAGAAAACATATCTTTTCCTAAGTATGAAGCAATTCAGCAAGGGTGGTTAGAAAATGTATCGAGTTGAATTTTCATTTTTGAATATGCTTATTTTTTTCCTAGTATTTATAATTATTTTATAGTTTTGAAAGGGCAAGCTTAGGAGGTCTTGCCCTTTTTTTTATATCTTTTTTTTTGTATTTTTTTTTATATTTTTTTTTATTTTTTAAATTGATTTAGATAGTCGTTGTGTAAGATAGTCCACGAATTAACGTGCTGATGAGAGTCCTAATTATGGGGTTCAAGAAACTAACTAATGGAGGTTAGAAATATGGAAGAAAATAATTTGTATGATAGGTATTACGAAGAAGAGACAGGTTTTGTTGATGATAAATTAACAGTATCTTCTCATGGCTTTATAGTAATTACAGACGTGCTTGAAGACTTGTTTGAGCAGTTTGGTTTTGTGAGGTTTCCTGATAAGAATAATCTTGAAGCAGTCACAGAATTAGATGCCAAATTAGAAACTGTTTTTTCTGAAACAAGAATTGATTTGGTACAAGCTTTTAACGAAGCAATGCAAAGATTGGAGAATAACAATGAAAATAAACCTGACTAAAAAAGATATAGAAGTTTGTTTGCACGCAAGTAATTATTTTGCTGAAGCACCTGATGAATTTGATTTACCTGCTTACAAAAAAGATTATGAGCAATGGCAAAAGACTAAAGAAAAACTATGGAAGGCTATAGAACAAATGGAGTACAACAATACAAACTAAATATTGTTTATTAAACCAACTGAAGAGTATTTGAAACAATACGAAAGAAATTAAATAGAGGTATCTCTAGCCTGTAAAAAGGTTTTCTCTTGGTGTTAGTAATTCTACTAACTTAACTATAATTATTTCATGGAGGTAATATGAAATATAAACCTAGTGAAGCATTAAATTTAATGCAAGACACAATTAAGGCTGACTGCTCGCCTTTCCTAATTGGAGGAACAGGTGTCGGAAAGTCTGCAATAGTCGAAGATGTTAGAGACATCTTGGCAGGAAAAAGAAAAATTGTTCGTAAAGTAAATCCAACTGCAAAAGAATTTGGTTGGATAGATTTTAGAGCAAGCTTATTTGAGTCTCACGATTTGTCAGGCATTCCCTATATAGAGAATGGCGAACAGAAGAGAGCCTATTTACCTAACTTACCTGTAAGTGGTGAAGGAATGCTTTTCTTAGACGAATTCGGACAGGCTCATCATTCTATGCAAACTGTTCTCTCACAACTTTTGTATGAAAGAAGGATAGGCGAGTATGAACTGCCAACTCCTGAAAATGGAAAAGGCAATTGGATTATTGCTTGTGCATCTAACAGAGCGATAGATAGAGCAGGCTCAAACAAAATACCCTCTCATTTATATTCGAGAGTCACTATGATTGATTTTGTACATGACTCAAATGATTGGTTTGATTGGGCAGTTAAAAATGAAGTGCATCCTGACGTATTAGGGTTCTTAACTTTTCAGCCTAATTGGTTGAATGTTTTTGACCCAAAGGTCATTGCACCTCAGCCTTGTCCTAGGTCTTGGACTAGACTATCAGACATACTAAATACGAATCCTGTATCTTCTTTTCAAAGCCTTGCCGATTGTAATGTGGGCGAGACTGCTTCAATTGAGTTTGCTTCTTTTCTGCAACTCAAAGAAGACGTTCCTGATTTGCAAAAAATTTGTGAGGGGAAAATAGATACTCCTCCAAAGGCAAAGGAAAAGAAAAAACAGAATGGTATTTATTTTGCTTCAGTCGTTGCCCTGATAACTGTAATCAAAGAAGCTTCTGAGTCTTTGGTTGAAAGTTATTTTGAAAATGCTCTTAGATACATAGAGCAATATCCAACTCCTGAATACGAAATATTTTTCGTGCGTTCTGTAGTCAATGCTAGAAATGAACTCATAGAAACGACAACTTTCAATGAGTTTAAAGTTAAGCATCAAGACTTAAAGGTGTAGGTATGGATAAGAAAATTATTATTCCTAGAGAAGTGTATATTCCTCTCTATGGAACTCTATCTGAATATGTTTTAGTAAAATCATCTTTAGACCCTATTTTTGAGGAAGATGAAAATGGTAACGAAACTATCAGGGAGGAAAAACAAGATGAATATATTGATATTGTCAATGACATTGAAAATATATTATCTGATTTTGGAATTCATCCTGAGCCTTTATAAATAAATGGAGGGTAGAAATACCCTCCCTTTTTTTTCTGTATAGGGAATTAACCCTACTGATGAGCGACCTATTCATTTATGGGTCATGCGAAACAGATAACTACATAAAATGGAGGTTTTATGAATAATAATAATGACCTTTTATCTTCTCGTGCAGTACTTGTAAGCTTAACAATGAAGCATCCAAGTGGCATTAAAGTTGATAAAAGTTTAAGAGAAGGATTGGAGTCCAAGGTAGGTGCAGATGAAAAAACTTTGCACGTTTCTAAGCATATATTTGGCGAGAATATCAACAAGGTATTCAGACTAATAACCAATAGAGCGAGAGCGAATCACTATTGGAAACTGACTGTACCTTGGGCTGACAATACTGCTGATGAAGAGTCGGCTAAGACTAGTGGTTGGAGATTATGTCCTAGCACAGTTGTTGACGATTTACAGGAAAGAATGGAGTCAATGGAAAATGAATTCTATGCGGAAGCTGATAATTTTCTTGAACACTATGACGAATTTATCGAAGTAGCACAAAGAAAATTAGGTTCTGCTTTTAAAATAGAAGACTATCCTGATGTGGGTGACTTGAGGAAAAAATTTGTTTTTAATTTCAAAATAAAAACTATTCCACAAGTTACTGATGCTGATGATATCCGTTTAAATGTTTCTGCAAAAATGAAACAACGAATTCAATCAGAAGCTGAAGACACAATTAAGCACAATATAAAAAATGTGTTTAAGGTAACAGTAGAAGCTTTACTTGAGCAAGTTAATCATATTGTAGAAAAGTTGAAAAAGGGTGAGCAATTTCATGCAAGAAGTTTTGATAAATTAAGGCAGACTGTAGATATGCTTCCCTCTATCAATGAAGACATCCTGAACAATGACAAAGATATTGCTAATGCTCATCAAGGTCTGCTTACTGTTCTAACTTCTATTAATTCTTTTGACTCTCTGAGGGATGATACTGAATTAGGCGAAGCTAGTCGTAAGAGGGTCGTTGATGATTTAGAGAAGTCTGTTGATGATTTGAAAGGCAGTTTTTTTAACAAAGCTTTTGGAGGTAATGATGACTGAAAGAAAAATTGTTAAAGCTAGAGCCAAGCTTATGAAAGGCAATATTGGAATGGCTTCAATGTTGCTTAACTTAGAATTGGTAGAGAATCCTTCTATAGATACTTTAGCTACAGACGGACAAAAAATCTTTTGGAATAAGGATTTTGTCAAAAGCATTTCTGAAAAGGAACTTCAAGCCGTATTGGTGCATGAAGCTTGCCACGTTATTTGGGAGCATCCTGTACGCATACAGAATAGACATCATGTTATTTGGAACTATGCTACTGATTATGTAATCAATGGCTTTATTCATTGGGATTTAGGCATGAGATTGCCTGAAGGTGGTTTGATTGCTCACAAATATTATGGTTGGTCTGCTGAAAGGGTTTACGCTGATTTGTTAGATGATGATGAAGCGTTACAAGATACAGTAGATGATGTGACTATAAGGCGTGGCTTAGATGATATTGATTGTGGTTCTAAGGAATTGGATGAGTTACCTTTGCCTGTTGGAGAAATAATTGCTCCAACTAATGAAGGTGGCAAAACATTACAAGAATCAGAACTTAATGATTTAACCAGAGAAATAAGAAATGCAGTAGCTAAAGCTGACAAGTTAGAAAAAGCTATTGGTAACGATTCAGGTTCTGCCATAAGAAGTAGAATGGAAGAGTTAGAGGAATTTGATATTAATTGGAAAGAACAATTAAATGAAATTTTGCATAGCACAATAGCCAACGAGTACACATATGCACGACCTAACAAAAATCATATATGGAGAGATATCTATTTGCCTTCTAAAGTTAAATCCCCTCATGGAGGAGAATTGGCAATAGCAATAGATACATCATGCTCTATCAATCAAAAAGAACTCAACGTATTTGCTACAGAAATTATAGCAATGGCTGAGTCTTGTGGATTGGAAAAGATTAGGGTCTGCTACTGCGATACTATTGTTAGAAAAAATTCTAACGGAGAATGGTGGGATGTGTATGAACTTGCTGAAGGTGAAGACGTAACACTTGAAGCTAGAGGAGGGGGAGGAACAGAATTTAATCCTCCTTTCAATCTCTTCAATGAATGGTCTGATGAAGTAGAAAACGTACAAGCGTTTATCTATTTTACTGACGGATACGGAAGGGTTAATGCTGATGTTGAGCCTGACGTACCCGTTATATGGTGCGTAACAGATGAAAGCGAGCATTCAGAAGATTTACCTTTCGGTGAGGTCTTATACGTTAGCAAGGATTCTCTTGTAGCCTAACTGAAAACCAGGGGGGGAAAATTTTCACTACTAGGAAAATATTTTCCTCTCCTGTCTTTCACCTGGGTAAAATTTACAAAACTAATCGCAAGATGTGCGTCTTGCCTGATGAAGGCTCAAAAGAGCCGAAATTAGTTTACTAACTATTACTTAAAAATGGAGAAAAGCTAATGAAATATATACAAAGA